CGCTTCAAAACCTATAAACTTGTCGCCCTTGAAAAATGACAAGTCGAGTCGTCTTGCCCATCTCGCCGGGTCGCTCTTGGTATCCCCCCAGGAGGAAAACACGTTGTCCATCATCGCGGAAATCTGAAAACCGGGACGGACCAGTTTTGCCTCTTTAAGTAGTCCTGCGAGCGTGATCGCGGAATCAAGCGAGACTCCATGCGCGTGCATTGCCAAACCGCTTTTCTGCAACGCTGCAAATACCTCGTCCGGATCCGCGCCGGTCTTGGCGGTCCAGTCCAGCGCGGCGTTCATCTTGTCGGCGCTGTCCACGCCGAACTGGCCGCGAAACAGTTCCATCATCGCTTCAGTGCTTTCTGGACTGGTACCGCGCAGCCGGCCAAGCGACAGCGCCGTCTCTGCGGTGGACATTACCATGTCCGGCGCGAAGCCTTGTTTCAGCAGTGAATTCTGGAATGTGGCAATGTCCGCCGCCGGAATCGGCATTTTCTCGCTGAGCTTGTAAGACGTTTCGCTTACCTTGCGCATTTCGGCATTCAGCGCGGCAGCGGATTTAACACCGTCGGCAAGATAGGACTTTGTGCGCAGCGTGGCGTCCTGCATGTCCATAGCGGCGGAGACGCCGGGCTGCATGATTTTCCAGCCTGACCAGATAAGCCCCGCGCCTTCCATCGTGCGCCGAAAGCCGTTCTGGACACCGGCAAAGTCCGCCTGCACCTGCGCCCCGGCTTTGCCGAGTCCGGCAATGCGCTGCTCCAGGCGGTTTATTAAACCGCTTGCCGCGTCGATCGCCGTGAAACTAAGTGCCAGCTCTAAAGCTTCGGACATGATACCCTCTCGTTTGGTACTGCGCCCCGGCGCTTATGGGCGCTTTACCTTGTACGTCTTTGAGCGCCGGGGAGTTCCTGACTGCATTTCGTTGTAGCATTCAAGGTACGAATGCGCTTCTTCCACCGTCATGGAGAGGGCTTCATTGTAAGTAAAGCCCATCCCCATGAGATTTAATATAACCTTACGCCGCTGCCTGCCCTTCGTTGTTGCCGGAGCGAAAGCGGGCCGCCGCGGCGGTGATCGCGGCGAACTCCTCCTCCGGCATGAGCATAAGCAATTCCGCCGTTATCTTGTCCTTCGGTATGCCTCCGAGCCTTACAATACGCCGGGCATAGACCATCAGCGTTGCGTACATCTTGTTTTTCTCCGAGCGCGGATTGTCGTATGCGGCAACGGCGTCGCCCACCAGTTCGCGGCGTATTTCAAAATCCCGATGCAACTCGCCGTCGAACTCTATGCCGTGCGTCAGTTTTCCTTTTTGCGTTTCGTTGAGGTCCATGGTTTAGTCCTCGGTCCTGTCGGTCGCGCCGAAAGTCAGCGGACGTATCATTTCGTTTTCACCGTCGATCTTGGATTCTCCGATATTGAGGATGTAGACGCCGGTATAGCGCACCACAGTGCCTCCGTCGAGCGTTGCTGTGAAAGTGCCGTTACTGAAACCGGAAAAGTCAGTCGCTCCGGACTGCGGCACCACGTAATCCACGCCGAACTGATAGCGCGGCGTAAGACCGGCGAAGCCCGTCTTGTTCATCAGCTTTACTACTTTGTTGATGTCGCGGGGATTTTCAGTGAACGATTTGAAGTTGGTGATACTCTGGCCGTTTGCAGCCAGTTCGCATTTAAGAACGAATTCGTCTGCCATAAGTCTCCTTATACAGCCGGTTCTTTACAGAACCAGCCTTATCTGTCCTGCGATTATATGCGCGCCGGGAACGACGTCGGCGGGGATCTCCATGATGATGCGGGACTTGTTGTCTGGGTCGTCGTAGGCATCCGGCGGATTGTCAGAAACGTTCTCCACTATCTCGTCTTTTTCGAGCGTTTTCAGGATATCCAGGAGTTCCGTTGTGACTGCATTGGAAGTCTTTTTCGGTACGCGTTTTGCTTGCGGGAACTTGGCGCGCATTCTGGCGAACACCGCTTGGGCGAGATAGAGAAGCGTGCGCGGAACCGTTATATCCAGCAGCGAATCGTCGGCATCACCATTGGCGTTTTTAACATAGGTCGTGATGGCGCGCACGATGCAAACGTTGCCGACGCTGTCCACTTCGCCCGGCGTTACGCCGTTATAGAGGCAGCTTTCCTGCTCGGTATCGCTTAACATATCCGAGATTGCGGGCGCGGCAATGCCGGTCATTTCCACGGTATTCATCGGCATTGCCGGATCTTCCTCAGCCGCCAGAACGGCGGCATAAACGGCTGCCTGCTCGTATGGCATGGACGCGCTCCCGCGCAGATAAAAGCCGGAAAGCATCCAGTTGTTGAGCGTCCCGCCCAGCGTGCACGCATTGGCTAACGACCCGATGGCGTAGCCGAATATCCCCAGTCCCCATTTCTCCTGGGACGCGGCATTCTGCGAAGTCAGATAACTTGAAAGCGCCGCGAGCGACGTGGCGTCGTTAAACGGCGAGACTATGAGCTGATATGCCTGTCCCGCGCAAGGTGCGAGCGCCACTACCATGTCCGGGTCTGTCGCGCCGCCGCTCATCGCCGTGATTGTAAGCGCCACGGCGGATACTGTAGTCGTGTAGCTCAGCGGTATCACGTTGCCGAGCGTACCTGCGTTTTTTGCGGTCAGCACTATTGCCGTTCCGGTTTCAGCCGCCGCAGCCGTTACAGGCAGCGCGGAAATGTTGTTTATCGCCGCCATCAAGTTTGTCTCTATTGTAGCGGCGGTATCGCCCTGAGCAATATCCACTTCAATCTGCGTTGCGCCGATATTGAGTGTCAACGTTCCGCTCGACCCGGCTGGTCCGGTGATGGCGATCTGTCCGCTGGCTTTGACGCTGGCCGCCGCATCCTGAATAGGCTGCACGAAAAGCTGGATGTAGGTGTTTGCCGCCAGAGCAGCCTTGGCCATTATGTGCGCTATGGAGCCCGCGCCAAAGAGCGTTTCCGCGTCGCCCTCCTCGAAAATCTGCACCGGTTTAAGTGGCGTGGACGTGCCACTTGCAAGCATCTGCGCCACTATAAGCACTTTCTGCACGTTTTCCGGCAGTGCGCTGGCTCCGGCGCTGAGGTTTAATTCCAGCGGCACGCCCGGCTTGCGTTGTTTGTTCGATATAGTCAAAAAGTTCACCGTCATTTTGTGGTTGCCTCCTGCGCAGGCTTATCATCCGCTTTCGCCGCCATCTCCTTCTGCGGAACTGGTGCGGTTGCCTCTTTGGGTGCTGCTATCAGGCTGCCATCTTTAAGCAGTCGCTGGTAATAGACGGTCTTTCGCACGGTCACGGCCTCCGCGTCGGTTATATATTTGCGCGGCGCGCCTTCCATCGGGCATTTCATGCCCTTTGCGGCTTTGACTGTTATAGTCTCAATCATTGCTTTCTCCTTGTGTTGAATCCTGAAGCTGTATATCGCCGGAAACCGGCGCTGTTTTTCCATCAAGCAGGATGTTCATTGCCAGCGAGAGCAGGTCGGTCGCGGCCTCGTCGCTGATTTTCTCCACCGTGTAGGAAGTGGAAAAGCTCATCTCGAAAATTGCTATGCCGCTGGACCAGTCGTTATGCTCGGTTATGTCTACAAACCCCTCATACGCGATATGCGTAATGTCGAGCCCCAGCCTTTCATTGAAGAGCAACTGCGCCACGGCTTCCAACAGCGGATAGGCTGCTTTGCGACGGGTGGCGTCATCCTTCAGATTGGTGATGCGAACCCATAGTTTTATACCTACCTCCTGTTTCGCACGGTTCATCGCCGGACGGCCAGCGTTGCCTTTCAAAATAGTCAACAGGTAGGACGGCGCGGTGACCGGCACCGGCGCGCCATGCGGCACGTTGACGTATTTTAGCTGCGGCGCTTTCGCCGTCAGCCGCGCTACTATCGCGTCTTCAATTTCGGCAAGCATTACTTACTTGCCTCCGGGGTGTTTGCGGCAGGAGCCGGGGCTGCGGGCTGCGACGGAGCCGGTGCGGCTATGGGCGCAGGAGCTGGCACAGCGGCAGACTGAGCTGCAGCGGGCGGCTGCGGCGAGTCCGCGCCGGGCACTGCATCCGCTTTAGGCGTTAATTCCTGCACGGCTTCGCCCGCTTCCTCGTTGAGCAGCTTCACTTCAGCGTCTATCATGTCGCCGATATCTGATGCCGCGTCGCCGTTAAGACCCATGGCGGCAAGGCGCGCGATGGGCATAAAGGTCAAAAAGTGTTGAAAGTTTTTGAGCGGCTGTCGTCGTGAAATGCTAGGGTTTATGCCACGAATCTTAAACCG